CTTGTTTAAGAGCAAATGCGGCATTGTGTGCTACTGATAATACTTTAAGAGTTAAATCAGCTACATTAAAAGGATATGAAGAGGCAAGAGAAGGTGATTCAATCAATTTTAGTGTGCCATCTTCAAAAACACGAAGAGGAAGAGTAGGTAAAGGAGTAGCACAAACATTGGATACATCTTGCAACCAGGGTACAATGGATGGATTTAGGATCCGTAGATTAACTCCTAGAGAATGCTTCAGATTGATGGACTTTCCTGATACATTTACTTGGACAGTTAGCGACTCACAAGCATACAAGCAAGCAGGCAACTCAATTGTTGTGAATGTGCTTTACAAAATCCTAAAACAACTTCCGTTATGAGGTGCAAGAACTGCAAGGATAAGTTTGATCCTATCCGCTTCAATCACAAATACTGCCTTAAAGAAGAATGCATTAGAGCTTTTGTAGCCGAAAGTAAAGAGAAGCAATGGAAGCAAACCAAAACACGAATGAAAGCAGATTTAGAGACAGTTCAAGACGTTGTTAAGGCAGCTCAGATAGTTTTCAATAAATACATCAGGGAGCGAGATAAAGCTCAACCTTGCATCAGTTGTGGCTCACAACCTAAAAAAGAAAACGCTGGACATTTTTGGAATGCTAACAACCATTGGAATGTTCGCTTTGATGAGGATAATGTTCACCTGCAATGCGAGAGGTGCAATAGCTTCTTATCAGGGAACTTGATTGAGTATAGAGCCAACCTAATAACAAAGATAGGTCAGGAAAGATTTGAGCAACTTGAATCAAGAGCAAGGGTAACACGAAAATTTACAAAAGACGAACTAAAAGAAATTATAAAAAAATATAAAAAAAAGATTAATGAATTGAATTAATTTATATCTTTGTCTAAACAATTAATTTTTACGCTATGAAGAATTTATTTAAATCGTTGGCTTTATTCCAACAAGAAGTGCCTGTAATTCACAAGGCAACACAAGGCTACGGCTACTCTTACGCTGACTTGCCTAAAATCTTTGAAGTAATCAATCCGCTGCTAAAAAAACACGGACTAGGATTTACTCAAACACTACACACAAAGGAAGGTGTTAACTACATTGCTACAATGGTATTTCACGTTGAGACTGGTGAGAACATAGAAAGCCTTGTCGCTATTCCTTACGTTCAGTTGAAAGGTATGAACGACTATCAAGGTTTCGGTTCAGGAGTTACTTACTTCAGACGTTATGCACTCAGCTCTGCACTTGGTTTAGTAACCGACAAAGACACGGATGCATCAGGCGAGCAAGTTAAAACCGAGCCAAAGAAAAAAACATTAGATGCAAAAAGATTTCAAGATGCAGTAGTAGCTATATCAAATGGAAAATTTACTCGTGAGCAGTTAGAAAGCACATATGCATTAACCGAAGGTCAATCCGATATTCTTAACGCACTATGAAAGCTCTCAAAATTAGGTGCTCTGCCATTGGTAAAATAATGGCAACACCTCGCTCAAAAACTGAATTTCTAAGCCAAACGGCAAAGACTTACATTCACGAGTTAGTTATCCAAGAGAAATACGGCATCCGCAAGGAGTTTTCAAGCCGTTACACGGACAAAGGCAACGCAGTTGAAGATGATTCTATCTCGTTAGTCAATGATGTCTTAGACGTAAAGTTTATCTACAAGAACGAGGAGTATTTTGAGAACGATTTTATTACAGGAACACCTGACGTAAACACGGAAGATGTATTGCTTGACGTTAAATCAAGTTGGGATGCTACAACCTTTCCTTTCTTTGAGACTGAAATTCCTACAAAAGATTATTATTACCAGCTTCAAGGATATATGTGGCTCACCGGAAAGCAAGAAGCAATGCTTTGTTACTGTCTTGTTGATACTCCGATTGAAATGGTAGAGGATGAGATCCGCAGAGCGCATTGGAAATTGCATAAACTTGAAGAGGATATGGATTTGCGTGAAGAGGTAGAAACCAAACACCAATTTTCACACATACCTAAGAACCGAAGAGTCAAAGTTTTCTTTGTGCAAAAAGACGAAGCAGTTATAGAGCAGATAAAAGCTAGAATTGAAGACTGCCGATTGTATTACAATGCCTTAATGGAAATGCTATGAAAGAATTTATGGTAAAGGAACTTCTTGATAGATACGAAAAGTCAATACAGGAAGCCACATACTACAAAGCAAGAGTAAATCGACACGAAGATGATTTGAGAAAAGCTAATAGAGAAGCTCAGCAATTAAGAGTAAACGTTCATTTGCTTGAAGCAAAGATTGAAGAACTTGAAAAAAACGAACTATGAAAATAGAATTGACAACAAAAGAACTACAAGCAATGGTAGAGGGAAGGTCTCCTTATTATGATGCATTTAACCATCCATTAGTTAAAAAAGCAGGACATTCATTTTGCGAACCATACGGTAGCACAAGTTGGAGTAATTTACATAATCTTACGGATGAAGAGCTTTACGAATTGTATTTAATAAATAAAAATAGTTGGAAAAGATGAACCAAGAAGTAACCGACAAAGTAGTTTTAGCCGTGATGGCTAAGTTTGCGCAACGCTCTGCAACTGGACTAAAGAAATACGGAGTAACATTAGACCGAGAAGACCTGACTATCTATGATTGGATAAATCACGCTCAGGAGGAGGCTATGGATTTCACTTTGTATCTTGAAAGAATCCGTAAAGAGATAAGCCTTGAAAAAGTTAAGAGCTTCAGCGAAGGCTACCGAGAAGCGTTAGGAAATTACCGCGAAACTTTACTAACAAAAAAAGGCTGCGCGTGCTATGGCAGTAACGCAATGCACGAATGTAATTGTAAATAAATCAGAATAAGATGAAGTTTAAGCACAAACTTATTTTAGTTTTCTTTACTGCAATTATATTAGAAGCAAACAGCATTGCAGGTTTTAGATTTTTAATGGACAAAAATTGGATGGGAATGGTTTTGATGGTATTTGTAAATCCTTTATTGTGTTTACCTATGAACCACTATAACATTGAAGCTAAAACATTTAAAGAAAGATTATTTATTGCTTTGACTTTTGCTTTTGGTTTTGCAGTTGGCGTAGGAACAATAAGACCATTTTTTTTATAACCTTTAAATCAGAATAAGATGACAGCAGTAGAATGGTTGATTAACGAAATTAATATGCAATATCCTAAAATCAATGTTATGTGGAAAGGATGGGTAATTGACAAAGCCAAAGAAATGGAGGAGAATCAGAAGATTCAATTTGCTTGTAAAGTTGTTGAGGTAAGTTTTGAGAATTACATACAAGGCAAGACAACGGAGCAGATAGCTAAAGAATTATTAACCTTTAAATCAGAATAAGTATGAAAATAGAAATCACACACTACGGACACAAAGCGAGCTATGAGTTCGAACACGAAGATGTAACGCTTGAAGACTTGCTTTATCACTTGGATAAATTGCTCAAACTAACGGGCTACACATTTGATGGGGAATTAGAAATATCTAAATTTGAAGAAGAATGAGACCAGACAAAGAATACCTAGCAGCACTTGCCACGATGATAATGGTAACTGCAATAGTAATAATTTTAGTAATCAAGTTAATTTTTAATATATAACAAATGGAAAACAAAGTAAACACAGGAGCTATCTTCAAAAACACGAACAAGAAAGCTGACAACCATCCTGACTACAAAGGAAAAGTAAACGTCAACGGTAAAGAAATGGAGGTTGCGTTATGGATGAAAGAAGGCAAAGCTGGCAAATTCTTTAGCGCATCATTTAGCGAGCCGTATGTTGCTCCGACTGAAGAGCGCAGACCTGTAGGTGATAGTATTGATGATGATCTGCCTTTCTGATGTACATTGATGATGACACACTCCGAAAGCAACTGAATAGGATACTGCTTGTAAAAACACGAAACCAAATAGTCCAAGACATAAAAGCCAAAGGACTAAAGATGCATCAGTTTCAAGTAAACAACTTCCTACAAGGCAAAGACGTAACCTTATCAACCTTACACAAGATAGATAATTACGTAACGAGAGAAATTTACTCCAACAACCTAGAGCCACTTTAAAGTGGCTTTTTTAATTTATTTGTGTGATTAGAATTTAGTCTTATATTTGTTTAGAATTTAGTCAATGGATGCACTTAAAATTTTAGCAGACCACCACAAAGAATGGGTAAAGATTGTCCGT